GCCAAGATTAAGTCTCTATCGCCCTAATAAACAAGACGATTATCGTTTTTTAGACAGAACTATTTCCGAACAGCTTACGGTCGGAGGTACCGATCTGTATATTCACAAATACTTAGGTCCGCAGACGGGGACTACTTCCACAGACTTCACGCAGCCTAATTATGATGCACTTGATCCACTAAACATTCAAGATTTGCTGTTCTTAGAGAACCGTGACCGAGTATATGACAAGAATATCTATCGTTTGCGCGGACACTATAATGTACAGAACTTGGACTTTGACTTAAGCCAATTTGGTTTGTTCCTGAATAATGATATAATCTTTATCACTGTCCACTACAACGATATGATAGATCTTGTAGGTAGAAAACTTATGGTCGGTGACGTACTGGAACTACCACACTTGATTGATTACAATCCACTCAATGAGGCTATACCTGTAGCGTTGAAAAGATTCATGCAAATCACCGATGCTAACTATGCAAGTGAAGGGTTTACTCAAACTTGGTTCCCGCACTTGTGGCGTATCAAATGTGAACCGCTTGTCAGTAGTCAAGAATTTGATGACATTCTCAAAGAACCTATCAATCAAGACAACTATCTCGGTAACTGGGACAGAGATAGAACTTATCCGCCAGGCTACACAATTACCTTTGGTGATACTATCTACGAATCTATCAGCGAAGTCCCGGCAGGTGTTGCGCCGCCGAATGCAACATACTGGCAGCTAGTTACTGGTAATAGTAGCTTAGCTGACATATTATCTACCTATAACAAAAACATAGCAATCAACAACGCCCAACTTGAAGAAGCTAAACGTATTGTTCCCAAAGCCGGATATGATTCGAGCAAACTATACGTTGTTCCTACTTATGGTGCATTAGAATCAAATAATGTTCCATCAGGTAAGATAAATGAGCCGGCCCCACCAATTAACGTAATCACTTCAAGCAATACAGGAACTGCTATTCCAGTAGAGGGAACTGTAGTGTTTATGCGTAGTAAAAAATATAAAAATGCTAGTGCAGGAATCAAAATCAAGAAAGAAGTCCTAACTAGTATTTGGGATATGACTGCTGATGCAGATATGTCAGACAAACTTGATAAATTTGTTCAGGCAAGTCTGAACATGGTAGAAGAAGCACCTGTTTTAATAGGGAGCGGTTCTGGCTCAGTAGAAACTACCAAGTCTCTCGCAGTACAGTCATTGGGTATAATCACGGGTCCATATGGTACGGCTGACAATACTTACGCAACCGCAGACCAAAATCCAGAACTGCCGGGCTTTACGGGTGATATAACTCAAAATATGGACTATCGTGCAGACTGTGATCCTGGATTTCAGTATATTACTAGATCAAGTCCTAGATCATTTGGATATAGCACAGGTTACCTGACGGGTGACGGCGAAGCACCAAATGGTTTCCCCGTTGGTGCCGGTATTGCTTTCCCGCAAAATCCACAAGTAGGTGACTATTTCTTACGTATTGATTATATGCCGCAAATATTATATCGCTGGGACGGCAAGCTGTGGATTCGTATTAGTGAAAATGTAAGAACTGATACTGGATTTACTGCTGAGGACACATCACTATTGTCCGGCTTTATTAACAACCAGGGTGAAATCTATCTAAATAATGCGGGAGAAGTTGTTCCTCAAGCACAACCACTATCGTCTGTGTTGCAACCTACCCTAGACCCAGTACCCCCGGAAGTATAATAAATGGCACAATATTTTTACGATAATCAAATAAGAAGGTTCTTAATTCAGTTTGCTAAAATCTTTAGTAACTGGTATGTTACTAAAGGTAAAGACCCTAATGGAAACGACATTCTTGTTCGTGTACCAATTATGTACGGTGATAGCAGTAGACAAGCATCCACTATAATCGCAAACAACAGTGCGAGTAATTTACCTTCGGCACCATTAATTACCTACTATATCAGCGGTCTTGAGTATAATCAAAAATGGACGCAAGACCCAACATTCGTTGATAAGATAAATGTTCGGCAACGGGCTTATAATCAAGAAACACAACGTTATGACACAACGCAAGGCCAAGCATTTACTATTGAGCGAATAATGCCAGTGCCGTATACTCTGCGTATTAGTGTAGATTTTTGGACTACTAATTATCAACAGAAATTAGAGATTATTGAACAATTGGGTACACTGTTTAACCCAGCATTAGAATTACAAAGTACTGATAACTTTGTTGATTGGACTTCATTGAGTGCAGTTTTTCAGGATGGAATAAACTTTTCTAGTAGACAAATTCCCCAAGGTACCGGTAATCCTATTGATGTTCTGACTTGGAAATTCTATATGCCAATTTGGATCACTACATCAAGTAAGCTGAAAAAGCTAGGTGTTATTCATAAAGTTATTGCTAGTATTTTCAAAGGGACTGCATTAGATGACATTGAAGATGAAGATTTACTGTTAGGAACTAGACAAAAAATTAGTCCATATGGATATAAGCTACTACTGATGGGTAATCAATTGCAGCTATTGCCTCAAGCTACTGCATTTTATCCTCCCAATAGTTCACTTGAGCAACCCGTAAACCCCAATAGTGATTTGTATTGGAGTAGTTTACTAAATGTGTACGGTGCAATAAGACCGGGTATTAGTCAAATTTGGCTACAAAATCCATATTTGGAAGATGATATCGTAGGTACTATTGTTCCCAATCCAGTTGATGATAGATTCTTAATCTATAACATTGACCCTGACACTTTACCGCAAAACACACTTGATCCAATTGATGCTATTATTAATCCCCAACTAACCGGACCCAATGCAGGTTTACCGGGACCTTGGCCTGGAGCTAGATATCTTATAGTTGAAGACATCGGAAACGATGCAGATGATACTGTTTCTTGGGGAACCCTAGTTGCACAGGCAAATGATATTATTGAATATAACGGAAGTTCCGGCGAATGGGAAATTGCATTCTCTGCTGATGAAGCAACTACTGTAGAATTTGTAACTAACCTAACCACTAATATTCAATATAGATATGTTCCCGGAGACGGAATGTGGATAAAGAGTTACGAAGGTTGGTATGGCGAAGGTGACTACTCAATTGTCATCTAATACAACCCAAGCTGCTGGTGTCTTTTTCTATAGTAATAGTACTGACAGATATCTATATTTGTTAAGAGCAGATAGTAAAAATCCTACATGGAGTATACCTGGCGGAAAAGTTGAAGATGGTGAGACATTATTTGACGGCATTGAAAGAGAATGTAGTGAAGAAATTGGATTCTTTGATAGCTCTTACAAATTAATTCCTATTCAAAAATTTGTCAACAACAATTTCATATATCATACTTTCTTCTGTAAAGTAGATGATGAGTTCGTGCCTATGCTCAATGACGAACACTTTGGTTATGCATGGGTAAGGCGCGGCCTATATCCTAAGCCGCTTCATCCTGGTTTATTTTCTACGATTAATATTGATATTGTGATTGAAAAGTTGAATAGTCTTACTTGATTACATTCCGAGAAGTTTCTCTACAAAAGGGAATCCAATTGCACCTGCTAGAATGCCAGCTCCCATAAGCATCCATCTCCATTTTTCTAGAGCAGATACTTTCTTTTCAACCTTTGCGTGTTGTTCTTTATTTTCTTCTTGGAAGTTTGTAATGAGTTGTTGTGCTGCGGCTGCGTGGCCATCAATATGAGTGCGCAAACCCTTCAGGTCAGTTTTGATATCATCCATTTTTTCATTTAGATATCCATACTGTACCTGAAGGACTGCGATTTCTGTCTCAGTTTCTTTCATCTTTTGAACTGTAGAAGCCTGAGCCATCTTTTATTCCTTATGCGCTTGCGATTGTAACAATCGGATTTGGCTGACCATTGTCTACGTTTGCAACTGCGGCTGAGTTGAACGATGAAATGACATCAGGGTTAACGTTAGCTAATACTGCAAGACCTGTACCAGAACCAGTTCCAGTAGCAGTAAAGGTGATACCAGTCATGCTAGCCATTGCGCCAACTGCTGTCCAGTCAGTAGTACCTGCACTGTAGATTGTATATACAGTACCTGCTGACAATGAGCCTGCCGCAACTGTTGCTGGGAATAGTTCTGAGCTATGATCATTCACGCTGGAAACAAATTGTACGCCAGAAGCTGCGTTAGTTGCTCTGATTGACATTGTGTTTGGAAGCAATGCAGTATTTGCAACGTTTGCAGTATAAACCGCGCCAGTTAGACCAGAAGTTGTACCAGTTACGAGATACTTTGTCTTGCCCTTTTGACGAACAATGAAGCCTGCTTCTGGAGTTGCATAAATGAATGCTGAACCAGCAGTAATAGCAGCAGTTGCGTTAGATGCTAAAGTAATAACATCCTGAGTTGCATATGATTCTGCATCTTCGTTAGTTAGACCAACGTTAGCGCCGCCGGGTGTAGTTGAAACACTGAAAGCAGCAGCATTAGCAATAGTCTTAACAAAGTAAGTAGTACCAGCAGTCAATCCACCGATATCAGTGTCAAGAATTACTGGAAGATTTGCAGTAAGAGTTTGTGCGTTGCCAACAGTAGTCAAGAAATTACCGGTTGCAGTTGCATTTGAGATTTCAATGTTTGGCTGAGCGTTGCTGCTTACATAACCAAGTGTAGTTGGAACACCGTTTGCTGGGATGTACTGAATGACGCTTGCAGCACCAATAGTAGAAAAACTGG